AAAATAGTCAATGCTGGAATAACAGGAAATCTGTCATCAAATGACCATATCAGTGTTCCTAGTGGTGCAGACGAATATATTATAGCAACTGCAGGATTCAAGAAACATTTAAATTCCACAGCAAATACCACAACTGCATCACTAATAAGTACACCACTTGCTGCAGATTTAGCTGGAATTATTTGTCGCAATGATGCCGCCGAAAACAGATGGGTCAGTCCAGCAGGAGTTCAACGAGGACAAGTATTAAATAGTGTTAGTCTTAGTAAGAAACTAACAACAGCACAACAAGATAAATTATATTCAAATAATGTAAATCCGTTCATCAGTGTCAAAGGATCTGGTACTTTCTTGTTTGGTGATATTACAAATGCAGTGGATACTTCATCTTTAATCAGTGTAAATGTGATAAGAACTATTATTTTTATCAAAAATCAACTTCTTCCCCTTGCCAGTGCAATTTTGTTCAATAATAACACAACAGAAACACGATCATTGTTTACATTACAGGCAGAAGGACTATTACAAGATATTCAATCCCAGGGAGGACTTACAGAATTTATAGTGATATGCGATGAATCAAACAATACACAAGATGTAATAGACGCAAAAAGTTTTATTGCTTCAGTTAAAGTTAAAGTTCCAGGATCTGTTAACTACATCGTAATCAATCTGAATAATAATTAAGAAACTCTGAAAAAATAATTAAGGAAAAATAATTAAGGAGAAATAATGTCTCAAAATCCAAACACATTAACAGGATTTAGAAATGCCTTTAAAGGAATCAGATCTAACAGATACACTTTGACTTGTCCTTTTCCAAGCGAAGCAGGACAAGGATGGGGAGGCCAAGAAAAAATTTATGTTCGAGCTTTAAGTTTACCTGGATCTGATATCGGCCAAATTCCAGTTTCATATCAAGGACGAGTAGTAAAATTTTCAGGAGAAAGACAGTTTGGGGAATGGAGTATGGTGGTTTACGATTCTAGTACAAAAGATATTAGAAAACAATTAGAAAACTGGATGCAATTGATGGATCATGCTGAAACTCACAAACAAAACCACAACGTAACGGCTAGCGCTCCCTGGCTATTAAATTATGGCGACGATGTAAACGGAACGCACGGTGGATTTTCCGGGCCGAATACAGCAAGACGAGTAAAATTATTTGGTTGTTGGCCATCTAATATAAGTACAATAGATTTGGCTCACGATGCTTACGATAGTTTTGCTGAATTTAGCTTGACTATATCTTACGACTATCATATATTTGGGTAAATAATTCCTTATACATAATGGTATGGCATTTGAAATATTTGGATTTTCTTTTGGTCGACAATCTGAAGGAACAACAGGATCTATTCCAAAATCAGGAATAGATTCTTTTGTTGCTCCAGATTCTTATGATGGAACTTATGTAGTAGAAAGCGGAGGTCTTATGGCCTCTGTTTACGACTTTGGTGGTCTTGCGTACAGTAATGACGCGACATCAATTCAACAATATCGATCCATGTCTTTGTATCCAGAAGTGGACATGGCAATAGAAGATATTGTAAACGAATGTTTGGTATTTGAACCAGACGGATCTTCCGTTCGTTTAGACCTGACCAGAGTTCCACTTTCAGAAAACATCAAAAGAAGGATAAACGAAGAATACGATGGAATTTTGAAATTATTGGATTTTAAAAGCAGAGGATACGAATATTTCAGACGATGGTATATTGACGGCAGATTATATTTTCATAATATCATAGACTCTAATCGACCGGAAAAAGGAATTCAAGAACTTCGTTCAATCGATCCTACAAAGATAACAAAAGTTAGAAAAATAGAAAAAGAATTAAAAACTGTAGGCACAGGCACCGAAACAAAACAAATTTATATTATTAAAAATATAGACGAGCATTTTTTGTACACAGATATGGCAGCAGATTCGTTACTTCCTACCACAAACACTGGTCTTAAAATTTCTACTGATTCTATAACATATATTCATTCTGGTATTGTGGATCAAACAACTAAAAAAGTAATGGGATATCTTCACAAGGCAATCAGACCTCTTAACATGCTTCGACAAATCGAAGACGCAGTTGTAATTTACAGAATGTCTCGAGCACCAGAACGAAGAATCTTTTATGTGGATGTTGGAAACTTGCCCAAGCAAAAGGCAGAACAGTACATGAAGGATCTTATGGTTCGATATCGAAACAAACTGTCTTATGATCCTAAGACTGGTCAAATAAAAGATGACTGGAATCATAATTCCATGTTAGAAGATTTCTGGATTCCTCGTAGAGACGGAGGCCGAGGAACTGAAATTACTACTTTGGATGGAGGACAACAACTAGGTCAACTAGAAGACGTAGATTATTTGTTGAAAAAATTATTTCGTTCTTTAAATGTTCCACTCAGTCGTCTCGAGGCACAAAACGGATTCAATATGGGCAGAATGGGAGAGATTACTCGAGACGAAGTAAAGTTCTTTAAATTTATTGAAAGAATGAGAATGAAATTTGCTGAATTGTTTTTAGATCTACTTAAAAAACAATGTCTACTTAAGGGCATAATGACTACAGCAGATTGGAAATCTATAGAATATTATATTGATTTTAAATTCAATAAAGACTCGTATTTTGATGAATTGAAAAATATGGAAATTCTTAAAACAAAGGTAGATATGTTAGGAATTATGCAACAGGCTTCGGGAACTTTGTTTTCAGACAAATATATTAGGAAACAAATTTTAAATCAAACTGACGAAGAAATGGCCCAAATGGATGTGGAAATGTCACAAGAACGAGAAGTCAAAATACAACAACAAATGGAACAACAACAGAGAGATTTAGCCATGCAACAACAGGCTGAAGGAGAATCTGCTGGTAGTGAAGAATAATGTCTAAAACAACTAATAAATCTCAATATTCTGGTATTTTTCAATATTTTGATGAAGGATTTTACGAATTTTTAACTCTAGTAGAACACACAAAAATACCGAAACGAATCAGATTTAAAAATAAAAATACAGTAACTATTAACAATTCTCAAGCGGCAAAGATTAAATTTTTTATACATAATTCTGGTCTCAAACACAAAAATCGACAAACGACTAAACTATTATTGCAACATCCTGCCCAAATTCAAAATATTATAAATAGGAGTACCTATGTCAACTGAAAAAATATTAGAATCAATCGTAACCAAAAAATTTAATCAAGCAAAATCTCTGATAACAGAATCGATGAGTGTACGAATCGGTTTAATTTTAGAACAAGAACTAGAACGTCTTGGAGCAAAATTACTGACAGAAAAAACAGATCCAGTGGGCGAAGAAGACGGCGATATTGACAATGATGGTGATAAAGACAGTTCAGATGAGTATATAGCAAACAAAAGAAAAGCAATAAGTGCAGCTATTAAGGCAAAGAAATAAATGCTTTTAATTACAGAACAATCTTTTGATTGGGTCAAGCCCATAATCGAAGAAGGAACAGAAGGTCGTCCTAAGTCGTATTTCATTGAAGGTATAATGCTTCAGGCGGAAACTGTAAATCGCAACGGCAGAAAATATCCTACTAAAATTTTAATGAAAGAGTGCGAACGATATTCAAAAGATTTAATTAGAGAAAAACGATCTTTTGGAGAATTAAATCATCCTTCAAGTCCCACTGTTAATTTAGATCGAGTATCTCATATGATTACTGAATTGCGTCAATCCGGCAATGACGTAATTGGCAGAGCAAAAATTCTTTCTACCCCAATGGGAAATATTGCCAAGAGTCTTATCGAAGAAGGAGCTCGTCTGGGAGTATCGTCTCGCGGTATGGGTTCATTAAAGAAAATTAACGAAGTAAACGAAGTTCAACCAGATTTCATGTTGTCTGCAATTGATATTGTTGCAGATCCGTCTGCACCGGGTGCATTCGTTAACGGTATTCTGGAAGGAAAACAATGGGTCTGGGATAACGGCCTGTTGCGGGAAGAAGAAATATCCAATATGCACCGAGAAATTAAAAATACTTCTTCTAAACAACTAGATGAAACCGCCCTTAAATTATTCAAAAAATTTATTAAGGGCCTATAAACGTAAATTTTAAAACTTATAAATACCAAATAACGGAGGATATGACTGTGCCAAATAATCAAATGCAACAATCAAGAGTAAGAGATGCTAGTGGTCGTGGAGATATGGACACCAGTGGACGAGGATCAATAGATGCCCCTGCTGTTGCCCAAGACGGACAGGCTCAGGCAAACATGGCAACTCTTAGACCAGGCGGTGGTTCATGGGATGCTGCACTTCGTGCTGTGATGGGAGGTCAGCAGGCTCAACCACAAGAAGAAACTGAAGAAACTGAAGAAACTGAAGAAACTGAAGATACAGAAGAAACTCAAGAAGGAAAAAAGATGAAAACAGAAGATTATATACAAGTTCTTTTTAATGGAGAAACGTTAACAGAAGAATTCAAAGTAAAAGCAAAAACTATTTTTGAAGCAGCTGTTGCAGAACGAGTTGCAGCAATTGAACAAAATATTATTGAGGCTAGTGCTGCAGTGATTCGTGAAGAAACCGAAAAGGCAGTTACTGTGGGTTTACAAAATCTCACCGAGGCAATAGACGGATATCTAACCGAAGTCAGTAGAGAATGGCTCAAAGAAAATCAAGTAGAAGTAGAACGAGGACTCAGAACTGAAATTGCAGAAAACTTTATTGCCGGACTGAAACAACTGTTTGAAAATTCGTATGTTGAAGTTCCAGAAGAAAAAATAGATCTAGTTGACGGTTTATTTGAACAAAATACTCAATTAGAAAAGACATTGAATGAGGCAATTCAAACTAATCTGACTCTAAATTCTGCATTGGTTGCTCAGGCATGTTCTGAACAATTTATGCATATAGCAAATGGTCTTACAGATACCGAAACTGAACGACTTGCCAAACTGGCAGAAAGTTTAGATTTTGAATCTATTGAACAATACGCAGAAAAGGTAAAACTACTAAAAGAATCGTATTTTGGTCCAGGATCTGAAACAAATGCTCCTGTAGACGCATCTGGTTCTTCCCCTGCACCTTCCGCAAATCCGTTGATGGAAGGATATGTTGCGGCAATTAGTCGTCAACTCAAAATCAGCGGAAAACGTAACTGAAAATATCCAAAAATATAAATAACTAAAACAAGGAGAATCAATAAATGTCTAGAATTCATAAACAAGTCGTTTCAGTACAAAAGGCAACAGACGGGGCTAATTCCGGAGCAACTTTAGCTTCTGGAAGTGCTGCTGCTGCAATCACAAAGCACTCTGCAGTTTTAGCCACTGCGCTGAATGCTGGTGGTGTAACATTCAATCCAATTTACTATACAGCTGACGGTAGTACTATTGCTGGCACTGTAACGAATGTCAAAGCTAATAGTCCTCTGTATATTCCAGCTCGTCTTCATTCGTTCACTGGTCTTACCGGTGGCGATTTAACATTCCTCGCCTGATATCAAAATAATCCAAAGTATAAATACAACAATAGGAGAATCAATAAATGGATTTCAATAAAACAACACCGTACGACACTTTACTAGAAAAATGGTCACC